ATACAAATGAGGATACCATGTTGCACTAAATCCTTCGCTAGCACGGCCAACATCTTCAATTACGTAATATCTTGGCAGAGCAATGTCGTAATCATTTAATGCAAATTGGTCTTTTAAATGAGGTAATTCAATAACGTCACCTGATAAGGGTTTACGTCCAACATATTCAATAAAATTATTAATGTGGACCGTCATAAAAATTATATCATTGTCAATGAATAATCCAAATTGACTTAGGTTAAAATCAATATTTGCAACATTATAGAGCCCGCGAATTTTGTAAATTTCTTCGCTGTATTTTCTGTCTCTATTTTCTAAAAATAACAAATCTTGAATGTTTGTTTCTTTGACAGCATCGTACACTGGTTGATCTGCTGTACCTTCGTCTTTTAGTTTAGGACCTAGATACTTGTGCAAATAAACATCTGTACCGCCAACCTGAAACATCTCAGAAATTGAGCGATCTATAAATTTGTAGTCTTGCCCTCGTTCGGGCTTATATAAGGATAATCGTGGCATAATGATATTTATCGCTAGATAAATATAGTAGGAGAACTTAAAATGGCAGATATATACCCGCAAGATCCTGGGCTTTCTGATAGCACAATAGAGCGAAACAAAGCATTTGACTATGTTCGCAATATGCTAGGCGACGGCATGGTCGAAGTAGAATTAGATCCAAAACACTACGAAACAGCATTAGATCGTGCGCTAACTAAATTTCGTCAGCGTAGTAGTAATGCAGTGGAAGAAAGTTACATGTTTTTAGAACTAATTCAAGACGTGAACGAATACAGACTGCCAGATGAAGTTATCGAAGTTCAGAGTATTTTTAGACGTGCAGTGGGTTCTCGTAGCGGTTTGGGTGCAGGCGGAACATTGTTCGAGCCGTTCAACTTGGCGTACACAAACAGCTACTTGTTAACTGGTAGTATGATGGGCGGACTAGCAACATATGAAATGTTTGCTGGATATCAAAAATTAGTAGGACGTATGTTTGGTGCTTACATAGAATTTAAATGGCGTCAAACTAATCATATACTAACCATACTGCAACGTCCTTTTGCAGCAGGTGAACAAGTATTGTTAAAAACTCATAACTTCCGTCCAGATTTCATTTTACTACAAGACATCTATGCAAAGCAGTGGTTGTACGACTACACATTAGCAGTATGTAAACTAATGCTAGGCGAAGCTCGTAGTAAATTTGGAAATATTGCCGGACCTGGTGGATCAGGAATACAACTTAACGGTACTGCACTTATGACCGCAGGCCAACAAGAAATCGAAAAACTTGAAAAAGAAATCAACGATATGGTTCCAGGCGGTACACCGCTAACATTTGTAATTGGTTAAAAATATCTTGACCTTGTAATAAACCTGTTATATACTAGAGCTAACTTAGGAGAGCTCTATGATTATAGGCGTGTGTGGTTTTATTGGTTCTGGCAAAGATACAGTTGCCGATTATCTAGTTAATTTTCATGGCTTTAGGCGAGAAAGTTTTGCTAATAGCTTAAAAGATGCTGTTGCCCATGTATTTGGTTGGGACAGAACTATGCTAGAAGGCCGCACAAAACAAGCACGTGAATGGCGCGAACAAGTAGATCCGTGGTGGGCTAACCGCTTGAATATGCCCAACTTAACTCCAAGACTAATGCTACAACTATGGGGCACCGAAGTATGCCGCAGAGGCTTTCATGATGATATTTGGATTGCTAGCCTAGAAAATAAACTACGCAATAGCACAGACGACGTTGTCATTAGCGATTGTCGCTTTCCTAATGAAATTAAATCAATTAAAACTGCCGGTGGCGTTGTAGTACGTGTTATCCGAGGTGAAGAACCTGAGTGGTACGAAGATGCTATTAATGCTAACCGTGGAGAAAACGGTAATTTCTCATGGGCTACTAGTCGTAGTAGGCTTGAAAAACTAGGCATTCACGCTAGCGAAACAGCGTGGGTTGGAACTAAGTTTGATGCTATCCTAGACAACAACGGCAGTATTGATGATCTGTATGCAAAAATTAGAGATCTGGTATCAGATCCCCTTGACGCCAACGAACGCCCTCTTTATGCAGGACTCGTTGGCAATTAGCACATATTGTTTTAAGGTTGTTATGGCGGCAATTGTTTAAGTCGCCATCTACATGAAACACATTAAACACTTCTCGGTGATTGCTTTTAAACCCGCACTTATCGCAAGTGTTTTTTATTTTATAGCCAGCACTTTGCCACCGAGGTGCAGTTATACCTCGTAGACAGTACCCACAACGTTTTCTATAAAACGCTTTTCCTTCCTTGTAGTAATTGATTGCTACAGGATGTCTTCCGCATAAACAAAGTGGCCTCATACGAATATTTAAGCCTTTTTAGGACCTTTTTCACGGTAGATATACCTGTCAAAAAGCCAAAATACACTAAATACAATTAGAAATCGTATTCATGGAGATCATAAATGGCTCAACTTAATTCACCGGGCGTAAGCGTAACAGTTATCGATGAAAGTTTTTATACATCGGCTGCACCTGGAACCACACCTTTAATTATTGTAACGTCTGAACAAGACAAATCAAATGGTGCATCAACAGGTACTGCTGTTGGTACTACTGCTATAAACGCAGGCAAAGTCTATCTAATGACTAGCCAAAAAGAGTTAGCAGATACATTTGGCACACCAATTTTTAAAACTGACGCAAACAATAATCCAATTCATGCTGGAGAACAAAACGAGTATGGTCTTCAAGCAGCATATAGTTATTTAGGCGTAAGCAACCGTGCTTATATTGTAAGAGCGGATGTTGACCTTGGTCAACTAGATCCTAGTGCAGAAGCACCTTCAGGTGATCCTGAAGATGGTACTTTATGGTTTGACACAAGAAGTACAAATTTTGGTATTTTTCAATGGAACAGCTCAGAAGCAACAGTTACTGGCGGGCAGACCTTTAGTAATAAAGTTCCTTTGGTAATTACAGCATCTAGCGACATTGATGCAGGCGCTCCTAAGACTAGTATTGGAGCAGTTGGAGATTATGCACTTGTTTTACAAGATGCTGTCTACACCCTATTCTTTAAGAAAGGCAACACAGGCGGATCAGGACCTGCAACAGGAGCGTGGGTGGCAGTTGGAAGTTCTAACTGGATTAGAAGTTGGCCAGCAGCTCAAAGTTTAGCAACTCCTGCGGCACTATTGGTTGGTGATACCCTTTCTATTACTGTAGACGGTAATACAAATAATTACACAGGACATACAACATTAAGTTCTCTAGTAACTGACATCAATACAACGAACGAAGGTATTGGCGATGAGACCGATGCTCGCGGCATTTCTGCGGCAGTAATTAATGGTCGATTAGAATTGTACACAACTGGAGAAAACTTCAGTGTTAGCGGTACTGCTGTTGCAAAACTAAGACTAGTATCAGATGGTAGCGGTTCATGGGCAAGCTCAGGAACATTTATTGCACCTACTCTTAAAACAAGCCCGCACTACACAGTTCCTACATTTAAACGTTCAGACAACAATTCGTCTGTTCAAGGATACCCAACTGGGTCTCTATGGGTTAAAACAACAGATCCTAATTTAGGTGCTCGTTGGAGAGTTAAAGTTTATAACGAAGCTATTAATAGTTGGGTTGATAAAACAGCACCGTTGTTTAGTTCAAATGCAGAAGCACTTAAAGGGCTAGACTCAGCAGGTGGCGGTATTAACTTAACACAAAGCGCACTATTTGTAAAAACAAACGTAGACGAATCAGTAAACGGCCAAGGCAATGTTGTTAACGCAAATTTCAAAATTTACGCTCGTAAGGTATCAGGCGCAACTGAAATTTCTTCAACTTCTTCTTTCACTGGATTTACAGCTGGTAGCAATGAGTTTACAATTCAGGAAACAGTTAAAGGAAAAGCAACACTTTCAGACGCTCTTACTGTTGAATTTACAGCATTAGGCGGTTCATCAAATGCCGCAGCTGATATTGACACATTTATTGCTGCACTAACAGCTAAATTAAGCGATGCTACTTGGGCAACATCTCCAATTAGTTCAAGAGTAACTGTTTCTAAAACAACTACTGGAACAGTTTTAATTCGTCATAACGATGGCGGAGATATTGTATTTGATGAATCAACAGCAACTCCGTTAACAGATCTTTTCACTCCATATACTGTAGATGTAAACGGTGTTGGACAAGGTACTGTTAATTTTTATGACAACAGCACTGGAAGCGGATATGTTGCATCTCTTTGGAGCCCATACCCAGCAATTTCTACCAGTTCAGACGCACCAACTACAGAAGCACCAGATGGACAATTATGGTACAACTCTATGGTTGATGAAGTTGATGTGTTAGTTCACAACGGCGAAACATGGGTAGGTTATCAATACAACGGTACTGGAATTTCTGCAATTACTTCTCCATATTATACAGCGGTAGAAGATGACAAAACTGATCCAAAAGGCCCAATCATAAGTGCCACAAAACCAAAGACACAAACAGATGGTACTTCATTAGTATCTGGAGATTTGTGGGTTGACACCAGCGATTTGGAAAATTATCCTTCGCTTTACAAATACAATAAAGATTTAGGAAAATGGGTTGCAGTAGATACAGGCGACCAAACAACTGAAGAAGGAATT